TCTTTGCGATGCAGGGCACGCGGACCGCGAACACGCCGCCCGGGCCGCAGACCTTTACGATCACGGTGAGCGATTCAGCGAACTGGGACCCGAATTTTCCGGCGCAGCAACCCAACTGCTACCAGTACATCCCCGAGGGGCAGTTCGCGCTGTACCCGACGCCGGACATCATCTACCCGCTGTTGATCACGCTGATCATCGCGCCGAAAGAGGGTGCCGTGAACGTGCCCGAATCGCCGCTGGTCAAGTGGAGCAACGACATCGAGGCCGGCGCGCTCGAGTACCTGCTCGCACTGCCCGGCATGCCGTGGACCGACAAGGCGACGGCACTAGCGAAGGGCAAGGAGTTCCGCAGCGGCATCTCGAACGCGAAGACCGATGCGCAACGCAGCTACGGCGTCGGTTCTCGTCGCGCCCGTCCTCGGCAATTCATCATGGGGTCGCTCACATGACTGCCTTCGGCGTCTCCCCGGTCGGCACCTTTCCTCCTGCGGAGGATGACGGCTTCCCGCAGTTCATCCAGTGGCAGCAAGGCGGTTACGACCTGGGCGGCCCTGACGCCGATACGGTCGACTTCGGCCCGGGTCTCGTTGCCACGCGCGGGACCGGGGAGAGCGCGAACGTCATCACGGTCACGGCCGAGGGCTTGCTGATCGAAGTCAACGGCGTGCAGCAAGGACTCGTTGACACGCTCAATATTGGCAACGGCATCCAAGCGACGATCGTCGCCAATGTCGCGACGCTGTCAATGGCTGTGCCGCACTTCACTTGGCGCGATGCGCCGGCCGATACGGCTCTCGAGATCACTGACGCCGAGAACGGCATCGCAACGACCGGCACTACTGGCGCGCAGAACATCGTCATCATGGGCGATACCGGAGACCCCACCATCGATCTTCCAGACGGGGCCACGGTGCTCGTCTATCAGGAGGGGGCGGCTTTGTTCGACATCACCTCGGCATCTGGCGTGATATTGAATGTCCGCGCAGGCTTGCTGCCGGCCTCGGCCGGACAATTCGCGACCGTTACGCTCATCAAGCGGCGCACGAACGAGTGGATCGCCTGCGGCGATTTGGAGACGTCATGAGCCTTGCCTCGCTAGCCGGGGCACGCATCCCACACGCACCACCACCGCACCTTTGTTCTGAAGGTCCGGTGTGGCAGGCCGCAACAATTGATAACTCGTTAAGGTGGGGTGCTGGTCTCGCCAAGATTGCCCGTGGAAAGTGGATTAGTACGGCGACCGGGATCGGCGCGGGCACAGCGATACCGACTGCCATCAGTGTTGACAACGGCGAGAACTGGACCCCCGGTGGAACAATTCCGAATCCGACGGGGCAAAATCCGTTTTTCTTGAAGTTTGGCAACGGTCGTTTACTTTGCTACATGAGCGGGGGGTCTGCCGGAATCAGCGATGATGGTGGCGCCACGTGGTCGCGGAACGCTGCTTTGGGGTTCGTTGCCACAGGCCTTGAGTTCGCACAAGGCCTTTTTGTGTGGTGCTCATCGGCTTCGTCGCTAGTGGCTCGCAGTGCGGACGGGATCACAGGGCTAGTCACGAACGCTACCCCGGTTGCTTTTGCAGCGATCAAGTGGGTGCCGGCAAAGAGCTGGTGGATCGGTATTGAGCAGAACGGGGTGAGTACCTATACCAGCCCTGATCTCACGACATGGACGCAGCGCGGGGATCTCCCGGTCTCTGAAGGATTCGGACTCAGCGGGTACAAGATCGCAGTCAACGGGCTGACTGTTGTCATGAGCCTTGCTTCAGGGGTGCTTTACGCTATAAGAAGCGCAGACGGCGGCGAGACTTGGGCAGCCACCTCTAATCTTGTTACCACGTCAGTCACGCAAGTGCGATACGGTAACGGCATCTTTCTTATATGGTCTAACCTTGGGGGCGACGTGCAGAAGTCATTAGACGATGGCAACACATGGTCTGCATCCGACCCCATGACCACAGGCGTGTCTGAACAATGGTACGTCGAATGGGACGGGCTTAATACCTGGGTTGCGCTCGGCGCTACAGGATCAACGGGCGACGCCAATCTAGGAATCTGTTGATGCTGCGTTCCGTCACATCGTTTCGGGGAGAAGTGCCCCTAGTGACGCCTCGCGCACTGCCGGAAGGTGCGTCGCAGGCCGCGGTTAATTCGCGTCTCTACACGGGCGACCTGACCGCGTTCAAACAGTTTTCTCTGACCGAAGGGCTCGCGAACACCGGCCCGGTGCAGACGATCTCGTTGATGGCAGCCGGGACACCTTACGAGGTGTGGCTCTCGTGGGATCAGCAGGTCGACGTTGCCCGCGGCACCGTGCCCGGCGACACGACCTACCGCACCTATCTGACCGGGCTCGATGCGCCGCGCTTCACGAACCTCGCGCTGGCGACAACGGGCGGGCCGCCCTATCCCGGCATGACACGCTTGCTCGGCGTGCCGCCGCCCGATACGGTGCCGTCGCTCGTGGTCGGCGTGGACCCGACGCCGACGACGTTCTCGGTCGACATCTACGACGATTGCTCGGATCTGTCGACGAACTGGGCCATCTCGCCAGGGCAGGTGCATTCGGGCACCTACGTGTCGGAAGTGCTGCAAGACGCTGCGTTCGGCAACCCGGCGCCGAGCTTTCAGGTCGGGGCCGACAACAACAATTCGACACCGGCCTACGCCTCGCGTGATTTCGGCACCTCGGGTGCGACGGTGATCCACGCGAGCTGGGACTTTAATGCCCGTGATCTCGGGTCTAACACCGGCTTTGTGATCCCGTTCATGTTCGCGTGCGACGCAACGGGTAACGGGCCGCGGATTCTTGCTTATGGCACGGTCGGGGGTCCGATCGAGATCGGTATTGCTGTCGGTACGGGCTTTGCCGCGGGCAACGGCTCACTGCTTGCTTCTGGGGTAGGGACGCCCGGCTCGTGTGGCGTGCTGGAGTGGTATACGGTCGATGCGACGTTCTCGGTCAATGCCAACGGTACGATGACGATCGATGCGAACATCTCGCTCGGCAGCGCGCAGCTCGCATCGGTGACCACAACAAATACCTTCACCTACGGGGGTGTGTTCGGGCCGATGGTCGCCAAGGGCAACGACTATCTGCAGGTCAACTACGACAACATCCTCGTGCAGGCTGCAGGCAGCCTGGGCACGACGATCACCGACATCGCGACGAGCTACGTTTACACGTTTGTCAACGACCTGGGTGAAGAGAGCGCGCCCAGCCTGCCAAGCGCGACGATCCTGCGGCCGGATGGCATATCTGTCACGGTGACGACCCCGACATCGTTGCCGAGCGGGGTGAGCGAGAGCGATTACTTTGTCGTGACGAAGCGTATCTACCGCGCGGCCACCGGCAGCACCGGCACTGCGTTCTTGTCCGTCGCCGAGATCCCTCTTTCGCAGGCTGACTATGTGGATGTGCTCACCGACAGCGCCCTCGGTGAGGTGTTGCCCTCGGACATCTGGGAGCTACCACCATCCGACCTGCGCGGCATCCTCGCGCTGCCGAACGGCGTGATGGTCGGCTTCAGCAAGAATCAACTGTGCCTAAGCGCGCAAAACTACCCGCATGCGTGGCCGGTGAGCTACCGACTAGACACCGATACCGACATCGTGGGTATCGGCAACATCGACACCACAGTGGTGATCGGTACGCAGAGCTTCTTGTACGTGGCTTCGGGCAACGATCCTGCTAGCTATAGCATGAGCAAGTTCGAGGTGCCGCACGCAGCCTCGAGTCTGCGCAGCTTCGCCTATATCACCGGCCTGGGTGTCGTCTTCAGCGGGCCACAGGGATTGATGGTGGTGCGGGGCATCGGACAGGCGAGCAACCTCACGGAAGAAGTGTTCACGCTGCGTCAATGGAAAGCGCTCGATCCGACGAGCATCTTCAGTGTTGCGCACGACGACATCTATTTCATGTTCTGGGACAACGGTGTTGTTGCAGGGTGCTATGCGGTCGATCTGCGAACGGGCGGCTTCGGTGTGGCCGAGATGGCTTTCCACGCGACGGCTGCCTACGTCGATCCGATCACCGACACGATGTACCTTGTGCTCGATCAGGACAACGAGCCCGACACGGCAGTGCTTCCATTCCCGCCTTCAGCTCCGGTGTATATGGACAGCAAGACGATCTACGAGTTTGAGGGTGATCCCACGTCGTTGATGACGTATCGGTGGCGCACGAAGCTTTGGCTTGAGCCCTACCCGGCCTTCCACAGCATCGCCCAGGTGCGCGCCGAGAGCTACAACAATCTCGTGGCCCGTTTCTACGGGGATGGGGTGATG